CAGTACCTGATGTCAATATATTACCAGTAACATTTATAGCATGAGAAAAGTCAAACTCTCCTGGGTCTTTATCCCATAATATAGTAGCATCTGTAGAAGAGTTAACAGCATCTTGTATTGTAATACCTGCACCATCAGATGTAGCACTTGAATCTCCATCTAAATAGTTTAATACAACGTTTTTATCTTTAACCACTAAGTTTGCTGCATTTAATGTAGTAGTAGTTCCACCGACTGTTAAATCTCCAGAAAGACTAAGATTTGCTGCTTGTGTAGTACCAGTTAATGTTGGAGCTGTTAAACTTTTATTAGTAAGAGTTTGAGTTGCTGTTAATTGTACAATATTACTATTAGTAATAGATGTAATTTTGGTAGCATTACCCACAGTTAGGTTTGCAGCCGTACCTGTTACATTAGTCATCACACCACTTGCTGGTGTTCCTAATGCTGGTGTAGTTAAAGTAGGTGCTGTTAAAGTTTTGTTTGTAAGGGTCTGTGTTCCTGTAAGAGTAGTAACAGTGGAGTCTATAGCAATATCATTTGCATTAGCAGTAATACCTGTACCACCAACTACATTTAAAGTAAGTTCGCCTACAAAACCACCACCTGTTAATCCAGCTCCAGCTATAACCTCTCTAATAACACCTGTTTCATCTGTTTCTCTTGAAAGCTTTGGTATAGCTTCAATAAATTCTTGTTGGTAAACAACACCATTTCTTTTTTCTTGTTTTATTAATTTACCGTCTTCAAGAAATGATACTGGCTCTCCATCTTTTAATGTGTTTTTAGATGGTCTTTGTCTAAAGAAAGAGTCAGGATTAGTGACTTTATGATTACCTGATTTAGGCATTATGAAGGTCTCTTATTAGTTGGTCTATAATCTATATTTATATCATTAATTTCTATTTTAGCACCAGAAGTTCCACCACCATCAGAAGAAATTAACTCAAAAGCCATAGATTCACAATTTCTATCTCCACTTGCTATAGTAAATTCTAAAACTTTATAGTTTGCAGAATTAATTTGTTGAGCTGCTAAAGAACCAGTATGAGTAGAAGATTTTCCATCGTTATAATATTTTAAAGCTAAGTCTGTATCTTCTCCATTGTCTCTGCAAGTAATAAACACTCTTTTTACTTTTTTTACAAACCCTGGGTTACCAAAATCTAAATCTTTTGTCTTTACTGTTATTGTATTTGTACCTAGGTCTAATAGCTCATATTTCTTTACGGTAACATCTTCACCAGTACTGCCATCGTGACCATCTTCTGTAAACTCATAAGCATATATACCATCAGATGTTTCTACAAAGTTTGATTGAACTGTTGCTCCTCTATTTAATATACTCCAAGCTTTTTTTGCAAAATCATATACATATATATTTTTTGCACTTGTAGAAAATAGATTTAACGAAACATATAATTGTTTATACTTTTGATTGTATGCAATAGATGCATTATTAAAAATNACTCCTGCTGAACCATCAGATGAAGCTACTCCAGTTGCAATGGCTGTTATCCATTCTGCGTCAGATAGATTTTCTGTAATCTCTCTTGGAGAAGATTGACCGTCAAATAAAAATATCCCATCTGTATTTGCCCAACAAATACCATAAGGTGTTTTGCATACTACTTCTTTTTTATCGCATCCATGACCGTCATATTCTGCTTCTAAGTACCATCCAGCGTCAGAGGTAGATGATATATTAATTACATATATTTTTGATTTTTTAAACGCTATAATTCTATTACCAAACGATTCTATTGCTCTAAATGAGTCTCCATCGTTTATTCCTATATCTAGATAATAAGAATCAGGAAATGTATTAAATCTATTTACTGGACTATAGTATATTCTATCATCAAATACTTTACTTTCTTTTGCAACATTACAGGTCCAAGCTCTTCTTTGAGCTATGCATGCATCAATATATCCATCTATATCTATACTTTTTTCTGTGTGAGAAAATCCATTAATACTGTCGTATGTATCTAAAGAAGGAGATTGTATTTCTATTCCAGTAATTTCTTTTGTTCCAGAGCTTTTATATGTTCCAGAACCTCCCCACGCAGTAAAGTCATCAAATAAATTTGTTCTTAAACCTCTTTCATAATCAGCATCTAAAAATAAATTCCATCTTTCATTCTTGTCTTTTCTTCTAATATAAATTCTAAAACCTTTTTCTTTTTCTCTAAATGCATTTGCAACGTTGATTTTTACTCCAACTGCTGTAAAAAAGTGACCAGCTGATAAACTTGCTGCACTAGGTGCACTTGACCAAATATGTGGTAGCGTTTCATCGTCTGTTAAATCTACGTAAGTGTAAGACCATTCATAAGCTCCTGCTTCCCATGCACCACCACCAGAACTACTTTCTATATCATAAATCATTTCAAATTCACCATCTACATTTAATGTTGCTGAGAAAGAATCAGCATCTGCAATATTAGCATTAGCGTCTGCAGTTGTTCCTAAAGTTGCTGCACCACTTAACCATTTTAAAGTAGACACTCCAAATCTATTAGTATCTAAAAATCTTAAAGACTGTCTTGCAGCATAAGATATGTCAAAAGCATTTGTATGACTTTCATCTGCTACATATAATACTCCATCAACATAGTAGTATATAGGTTTATGAATTCCTGAAATTTTATTGTTTACAGTTCTTGTAAAATTTCCAGTAGTACCAAAACTTCTTGTTAAATATGTTATTTCAGGTGCTGTAGATATAGTTTCATGCAATGTTATTACCTCTTTAGGTGAACCTTGCCATGCTCCTCTAGCACCACTTGTTGCGTTTAAATCATACTGTGTATTAAAATGAAAAGCTGTATTTACAAAATTCCTTACTTCTATATCATCTATTGCACCAGTAGCACCTACACTTGCTGATTTTGCTGTTGCACTAGAAGAAGAATATATTATTCCAGGAGTAGAAAATACAGCGTTAGATGTAGATTGAACTTGATTAGGTGCAATATCTCTTGGAGAAGACTTAGTATTCAGCCCTCCACTAAAGTCATTGAGCTGTAGTGATTGCCTTGGCATTATGCAGACCTTTTAACTTTTTCAAAGCTACGCATTCCCCCAAGACCTAATAATCCCATCAAAACAGTCATTAAAGTGCTCATGTCAAATTCTGGAAGTACTAACGTATATCCTGCTGCAGTTAACCCAAATGCTAACATAGGCTGTAACACAAAATGATAACCTAATGCAAATGAACAAATCCATCCCACACTTGGTCTCCAGCCACTCTTAAAGAAACTAGTAGAACCAGCTTCTATTTTATTAACCTCTATTTGTGCTTTGTTAATTTCCATAATTAACTGAGCTTTTTCTTCTTTGTCTAAAGTAAACTTGTCTACATGACCAGCTACTTTATCAATTATATTGCCTATCATATTTAACTTAGGCATATTCCACATCCACAATCACAATTCATACTATTTCCTTTTCTTTCTTTTTTTAGGTTTTTTATACACATTATCTCCTTTAACATTTCCATCTTCTACGTGCTTGTCTAATCCTTGAATTAGGATTATTTCTAGTCTTAGCAGAACTTTTTTTAAGTTGTCCTAAAGACCTTGCACAATATGATTTTCTTCTTTTAGCTGCTTTGCTACCTTTTTTTACTTTACCAGTAACAGCAGTTTTTAATTTACTACCTGGGTTTGCTTTCCTATAAGCCCTAACTCCTTTAGCAGTCATTCCTGCTCCAGACTTAGTTTTTCTATAATTAGCGTTCTTACCTTTAGTAGTCTTACGTATAGCTTTTTTTGCTTTTCTAGCCACTACTTCTTTTTCTTTCTTTTCTTAGCTGTTTTCTTAGCTCTTTTAAAATTAGCGTTTGTCGGAGCACCTTTACTACCAGGCTTTCTCATTTTTTCTTTTGAACCAGCTTTAATTCTTTTACGCTTAGCGTGTATGTTTGCATACAAGCCTTTCTTTTTTTTCTTTATTTTTTTCTTAGCCATTAGTATATCAACCAATTTAGTCCAACCTTAGATTCATAAGATTGTACATCGTACATTGACAAAAATCTACCTTCTAAAAATACTCCAAACTTTTTAGTTAACTTCCA